GTCATCGGGAGAACTTTGGAGTTTGCAGAGGACTCACTCAAGGCGCTAGGAGAGATTAGTGTCGATGAGTGGAAGAATGCTGTCAAGAACGTCTTTTGCGAGGAAATGGACAAACTCTGATGCCAAACGTGTTCGACATTGTGCTAGGGGGTCGCATCATGGCCCTCTTTATCAGCGACAATGGGAACGGGAAAACTGTCGCAGCAGGGTCGTTTCCCGGCCCCATTAAGTTCTTCGACTTCGACGGGAGAATGCAGCCGTTGAAGCTGTTCTATCCCAATAGGAGGGACATCACCTATGACCTCGTTGGAATGGAAGCCATCCGACCCGGCCCGAACTTCCCCGGTTGTATCTCGTTCATGGATTTCGCGCGAGAGTTTGAAGACCTCCAGGATCGGTGTCCTTGGGAGACGGTTGTGGTCGATTCTATCACAGCTCTTACTGCCACGGCTGTAGGTTTTCAACTCGGAATTAAGTCCAAAGAGGGAAAAGGGAAGAAGCTTACAAGCGGAATCCAAGTCCCCTCCTGGGACGAGTTCAATGGAGAGACTTCGGTCGTCCAGCAAATTCTCGACGTGTCCAAGGTTCTCCCCTGCAACGTCATCTTCACTGCTCACCCGGTCGACAAGAGCGTAGACGTTGGGGGTGGCACTCTCAAGAAAGCGAGGTCGATTGCAGCCTATGGAACCAAGACCCCCTCTCTGGTTCCCATATACTTCAACGAAATCTACCAATTCGGGGTTGAGCCACCTAGTGCTCCGAATGAGCCTGCACAGCGATTCGTCCTTACCCAACCGACCGGTAAGGATATGGCAAAGACTGCGCTCCCTCTGCCTCCACGCATTGACATTACCAATAAGCCTCTGTATCCGATTTTGCAGAAGTATTGTGCAGAGCACAATGTCAAGCTCCAGGGAAAGGCAGAGGAGGTAACTGCTTGAGACTCATCTGCTGGATCTGCCACAAATCGGTCAGCAATGAGGTTCCTGACGAAACCGTATTCAGGGCTATCGCAATTTGCCCTGAGTGCATCGAGGCTGACCGTGTTCGCTTCCCAGGCGACGCACCAAATTTCCCGGAGGATAAACCTGAGGAAATAAAACATGAATGGGAGTTCTACATGAACGGCTCATTCTGCAAGCGGTGTGGAGCAGCGATTGGGAGCGGCCAGCCTTGTAAATAGTTGGAGGATAATGGAATAAAGGCGTCGTATTACAACAAGCAAGTGCAGACAGGAGTAGACAAATGGCAATTCGCATGAACATTACGCCGCAAGACGTGAAGGCGCAGAAGATCGTCCGTCCAGGTTGGTATGGGGCGGAGATCAAGGAAGTCCGTCAGGAAGTCGCGTCGGACAAGGAGTCGATGAACACGCGCATCGACGTTGTCGGCCTGGATGGGGATGCAACGGACGTCCCGATCCCGACGTGGTTCTCGGAGAAGTTCCCGCAGTCGGCTATCCCCTTCATCAAGGCCACGGGAGGCAAGGTCTCGGAGGAGGAGGGCGTGGACCCCGACTACGACTTCGAGATGCAGGTGGGCAAGAGGGTGATGGTTCACATCGTCACCTCGCGCGGCAAGACGGGCAACGACAAGCCCCGCAACCAGATCGACGACTGGGCACCTTCATCCAGCGTGACTGAGGCCGCTCCGGTCGGTGGCTTCGGCGACTTCAAGTAGACCCCTCGACTCCCCGAAATTAATTCATGCGTCCCCTACATCAAAGTGAGGGGCACTAGAAAAGTGAATTGATTAGGTTGTGTGAATGCTTGGGAGCTGCGGTAAGCACGTAAAATGACGGAACTCCCACAACTTTTCATCTGGAGAATGCAATGACCGACAAGGACATCAAGGAAGCGGTGCAGAAGCGCCGTGAGGACGAGGACACGGGCGTTACGGAAACCGTGGTCAGGGACGAGACCGAGGACGACACGGACGAGGACGACGTCGCGGACGAAACGACGGATGACGACGACATTCCGTTCTAGTTAGGTAAGTTTGCCGGGAGGAATGGTGCGAGTCGTTACGAGTGAGGGTATGTCTCGCGTAACGGGGGGACGCAAGCCTCCCGGCAATTTTTCGCAGAGGGAAAGAATGAAGCTACCGATCGAGAGCATCTTTTACTCACCCTCAGAGGAGTCACCAGAGCTAGTATCTGACGTAGACAACATCGCATCGTCGCTCAAGGAACTCGGTCTCTCCCATCCCATCATTGTGCGGCCGAGGGATGAGGGTTACTTCCTGGTATCTGGGGAGAAGCGTTTGCGGGCCGCGATTAAACTGGAATGGAAGGAGATCGATGCCGAAGTCCGCGAAGTCGACGAAATCCAAGGCAAAATCATCCAGACCCACGAAAACCTTAAGCGGCACAATCTCCCGTGGTGGGAGGAGGCCCTCCTTATCGAGGCACTTCACAAGTTTCGACAGTCAGAATACGGTGAGGCTCCTACAGGTAGGCCCAAAAAAGACGCGGAAAAGACTGGATGGGGAGTCCGAGACACTGCTCGTGAGCTTGGCATCTCTCTCGGACCAATTGCAGAAGACCTCCAGCTCGCTAGGGCGGTCCAGCTTGACCCTTCTCTCCGTAACATTAGAGATAAAAAGACAGCTGTCCGGCTTGTCCGCATTGCTGCACAACGATTCGAGGCAGAAGAAGAAGCGGGCCTCGTCAACCAAGACCTAGCGGTCAACCAGTGCTATCTGGGAGATGCGGCGACCGTGCTCTCCAAGTTTCCCGCGCAGAGCATCGACCACTGCATAACTGACCCACCGTGGATCAAGTTCTTTCAGGAGGATTTGACCCTGGACCAGCGAACGATGCCGGTCTTCAAGGAGATCTACAGGGTGCTAAGACACGATGGGTTCCTGTTCTTCTTCTGTGGTCTGGACGACTACGCCTACTACTGCGGCTCCGATGTGCGGGACCACTCGACCGGCAAGCTAGTCCACACCAATGGAGAACTGGAGAGGCTTGGCTTCAAGGTCTCCAAGAACCCCATGATCTGGAACAAGACAAATGCACTCTCCCGACGAGGAGTTCGACCTTGGGAGTATGATAGGAACTTCGAGCTTGGGGTCATAGCTACTAAGGGATCACCAGCAATGACCTCTCCCACTGTCCTATCTGGGGTCAAGACATTTCCAGCTGTGCCACCCCAGAAGCTCCTGCATCCCAACGAGAAGCCGATTGAACTCGTGAAGGACATCATCGGCGACCTGACTTACAAGGGCAACATCATCCTGGACCCCTTCGGAGGTTCCTTCGTTACCGCAGCCGCAGCCAAAGAGCTAGATAGGAGATACATCGTATGCGAACGGGAGAAGAACTACTACGAGAGCGGGAAAGCACGACTGGGGCTAAAATGATTGAGATGCAGAAAGATGTGCTTGTTTACATCTCAGGCCCCATTACTCCAAACGGGGAGATGAGCACTGAGCAGAACGTAGCAGCCGCGCTCAAGGTGTTCATCAGACTCACGGGTGAGGGCATTCCCTCCATCTGCGTCCACCTGGGTGCCGCTTTCCCCTCTGCCTACGACCTCCACTACCACACTTGGATGGCCTACGATCTGGCTGTCCTAGGACACTGCACTCACATCCTGATGCTTCCGGGATGGGAGAAAAGTCCCGGCGCTGTCATGGAGCGCACCGTTGCTATCTCGAAACAAATCAAGATCGTTTATACGGTTGAGGAGCTTACGGAGATGGTATGGGGCAAGGAGAAAGAGTAGAAGGTCAAGGACCGTCCGACGCTAAGATAGTGATAGTTGGGGAGGCTCCGGGAGCAGACGAGGAGGAATCGGGCGTTCCGTTCTGTGGGCCATCGGGTAGGATGCTGAATGATTGGCTGCTTGAAGCAGGGATCAGAAAAAGCGAATGTTACGTCACTAACGTCGTCAAGTGGCGACCTCCCAACAACAATCTCAGGAAGCTGTCAGAGATAGGGCACAGCATTGAGGAGGGCATCCCTCAGCTCTGGCAGGAGATTGGAGCCATCAATCCGAACGTCATCCTGGCCTTGGGAAACCTCTCCCTAAACGTCCTGACTGGCAAAGGAAACGGCTTCACCGGGATTATGCACTACCGAGGTTCGGTCCTTCCCTCCTTGAACCTTGATAGTAAAGTCATCCCGACCATCCACCCTGCCGCTTTCCTGCACTCTGAAAACGCCGAGGGTGCAGGAGCCATGAAATACCAGATGAGGCATGTGGTTCGTTTCGACCTGAAGCGACTCAAAGAACAGAGTCTTTTCAAGCGATACTCTCCACCTGAGCGTAATCTGGAAATCATCAAGTCTCCCATCGCCCTCCAGAGATTCCTCGACCTCTACGCTGACAAGCACATCGTAAGCGTCGATATCGAGACAGTCTATGGTCTCCCAGTCTGCATAGCTTTGGCCTTCAATGAGTGGCACGCCGCAAGTGTTCCGCTCCTTGATATCCTGAGCTGGCAGAACTTGGAGGGGATAGCAGACCACCAGCTGTGCCAGATTTGGAAGATTCTCGCGGAGCTGTTCGGACGGGAGGACATTCTCGTCATAGGGCAGAACTTCAAGTTCGATCACGGGAAGCTAGAGGACGTCTGTGGTATCAAGATCAGGAACGTCTACTGCGACGTAATGCTTCTAGCTCATTCTCTGCATTGTGAGTTCGAGAAGAGCCAGGCTTTCCTTGCCTCCATCTACACAGAGGAACCCTACTACAAAGATGAGGGCCGGGAATTCAACTGGAAGAAAGACAAGGTAGACAGACTCCTGCTCTACAATGCCAAAGACGCTGCCGTCGCGTTCGAGATTTTCCTCCGCCTTACAGAAGCCGCGCGCGAATTGGTCGTGCCTGGATTTCCTAACTGGCTCGACGACTTCTTCTTCGGTTATGTGATGAAGCTGCATTACCTCTATAAGGACCTAGAGGAAGTGGGCATCTTAGCCGACGATAACCGAAGGAAAGAGCTGATCCTAGAGTATGAGGACAAGATTAAGTATGCCCAGCTTGACCTCGACGATATTGTTGGGCATCCGGTAAACGTGAGTTCTCCGAAGCAGGTCTCGGAGCTGCTCTACAAAGAGTTCAAACTCCCGATAAGGAAAGGTGTCGATGAGGATACATTGGTCGCTCTGGAAGCTAACTCCTGCAAGTTACCTTCCCACAAACGAGCTCTTGAACTCATCATCCATATCCGCCGATTACGTAAGTCCAAGGGGACTTACTTTGAGGCTAAGCCTGACTACGACGGACGGATGCGAACTAGTGTCAGAATCTGTGGAACTGAAACCGGGCGAAGCTCTAACAGCATCCTTAAGCAGCCCCTACGACCCGAAAAGATTGGACTCGCTTTCCAAACGATGACCAAGCACGGTGAGATAGGGGCGGAACTTCGCTCCTACTTCATCGCGGACCCAGGCTACTCATTCGTCGAAATCGACCTTTCGCAAGCGGAGGCTAGGATTGTTGCGCTCCTAGGACGAGATGAAAAAACCCTCAAGCTATTCGACGATAAGGTTGACATACATCGGCTCACATCAACCTGGATATTTGGTGTGGCCTTTGAAAAAGTCACTCCTGAGTTTAGGTTTATCGGCAAGACTACTCGACACGCTGGTAACTATGACATGGGCAAGAAAAGGCTCATGCAAATTGTTAATACTGACGCCAAGAAGTTCGGTATTAACATCAGCATTTCCGAGTGGCAGGGAGGAAAAATCCTCGAAAAGTTCCACCAGTTCAATCCTCCTATCCGTCAAGTCTTCCACAAGGAAATCAGGGATGCGATTGACAAGAACGACCGTGTCCTTGTCTCTCCTTTTGGACGATACCGCAAATTCTTTGGTAGATGGGGAGATGAGCTCTACCGAGAAGCCTACGCACATATACCACAGTCAACTGTCCCGGACCACCTTAGACAGGCTGGGTTACGAGCTCTTCCTCGCTTCTGGGCGGACAAGGTTCTCCCACGCTTCATCGGAGGCAAAACCCCGTTCGTAGTGGAGGCTCACGACGCATTCGTTGGCTTAGTCCCCAATGATTACGTCGAGAGATACGTGCAGATCATGACTGAGGAGTTGAATAAGCCCATCGACTTCGCTAACTGCACCCTCTCTCGTGGCAAGCTGATAATCCCGTCAGAAGCCAAGGTCGGACGGAACTACAAGGAGTGCAAAGTTAAGG